ATTTGTTGTTCTTGTATTGCTTTATTACGATCAAATTCTTGCAATGATGCATCAATCACTTGTGATTGATATGGGGACATAAATTGAGATACGTCTTGTTGAAAAGCTTGTGCTCCTAGTGGTACTCCACCTATTGTTGTTCCAGCTGTTCCTAATTGTCCTAAAGCCTGTGTTCCTAATCCAGCGGCTAAACCTGCCTGTGTTTGTGCTTGTTGTAAAAATGGTTGAAAAGATCCAACACCTTGTGTTGCTAAAGCTTGTGCATCTTTTTGTAATTGATCTTGACCTGCAACTGTTGGTGCAAGGCCCGCTAAACTTTGTTGTCTAGTTTCAAATTCTCTAGCAGCCTGTTGTCTCGCTTGAAAGTCAGCTGTTGCTTCACCTGGTCTTTGCGATATTCCTGCTAACCCAACCGATACTGTAGGCACACCTGATTGAGCTACTACTTGTTTTGCTAAATCTTGTCCTAAATCTTGTACGAATTGTGCAGGTAAATTTTGTACGGTTTGAACAGCCATTATATTACTTCCTCTAGTCTTTGTGATGTTTGGAACATTTTTCTTGCGCCTTCTAATCCTTGCGATTCTTCAGATACGTCACCCCCGGATTCGAGGTTCTTCATCATGTTATACATAACTTCTGCGCCTTTGTCCACATTTCCATCACCAGCGTTTCTAACAGCATCTGCTGTAAATACAAATTCATTCTTTGATAATCTTGCAGGTACATCGTCAGCTTTCTCCATCCTACCTATTGGCACGAACCCACCATCTTCTCTAAGATCCATTTCTTTGCCACCCATATCTAATAGTGGCATAGTCTTTTTAGCTACCGGTTCTTTAGATCCTTCTTGATAACCAGCTCTCATAATACCACCATCTGCTTTAAAACCTCTTGCTCTAAAATCCATTTTATAATTGTCTCTTGCAGCTGCTAAAATAGAGTTTCTAGCTTCTTCTATATCTATACCAGTGTTATCTGCTAATTGTTGTGCTTCTTCCTCTTGTTGTGGTGTCAATGCTCCTGCTAACACTGATGCTGCTGTTATACCTAATCCTATTTTACTACCAGCTGCTTTTGCAAATTTATCACCTAAAGTTGATCCACCAATAATATCTCCAACGTTTCCAAATATAGCACTTAAACCACCAAAGCCTCCAAAGCCTTGACCACCTCTAGTTACACCTGGTAACATTTTACCAAAGAATGTACCACCACCTAAACCATAACCTAAGCCAGCGATTAGTGCAGCTTTACCTATTGGTGACTTAACAACTTTCTTAACAGCTTTTGTTGCTTTCTTAACTAACTTACCTAAAAAATACATTTGTCTTCCTGTTTCAAGATCCATGATCCCACCTTCGGCAGCACCTATTCGTCCACCGTCTGCTGCTGCAAATATAGGTCCTTTTATATCTCTTATAACATCTTGTGTATTTATATTAGGATTGTCCTGTAGTTCTTGTATTTGACTATTACTATAACCAGCATCTTTTAATGTTTTTCTATCCATCAAATTTAATCCCATTGTATCTGCAGTAGGAGTTGTTAAGGCGTCCGCTAACAACATGTTATTGTCATCTTCTGTATCTAAACTTGTTTGATCTTCAAAAATTTTATCCATTATAAGTTTTCCACCAATATTTTTCATTATACCTACTGGATTTAACTCTATTAAATTTTTAAGATAAGAAATATCTCCACCTAAATTAATTGCATCTTTTACAGGTTTAGGAATTTTGACTGGTGCAGTAACAGTCTGTTGATTGTTATCTCCACCCCCTGTATTTCTACTAGGAGAGCTTGCAACTGATGCCGCTGCTGCAGTAGATGAGCCATAGTCTCTACCTGAAGTATCTTTACCTGAGTCTGAACCTATTCTAAATCCAATACGTCCACCATCTTGTAACATTTGTTTTACCTGTTGTGCTCTAGTTATTGCCATCGTATCATTCTATTTTGTTTTACCGAATAAATCAAGGCTCGGCATCATGACAGTTACATCTTGAGCCATGTCTTCTTCCTTATAACCTTTTGATTCCCAGTCTTTTCTCTCTTTAAAAAGTTTTCCTGTTTCTTTGTGTCTATATGTTGTCTCTACTTTTGTTGGTTTTATTACTTCCATTATGCTGTTACCTCTCTTGGCTGTATTTCTAATATTGAAGCTATGACGTGCAGCTCGTTCGCGTCAGCAGCCTGTACTTTAAGTATTTCACTCTCCTCCATGACAAGAGGTTGAGTTAATAATTCTGTTGTAGCTTTAGATGCTATGGCTTTATCTTTAAATAAATTAAAAATAGCACCACTAGAATTTACTAAAGTTATTGTTATCGTGGTCCCTGATCCAGCGTCCTCGGATACTAATAATGATTTAACAACTGCTGATTTAAAACTAGGCACTGTATACAGTGTAGTTAAATCTGATGTAGTTAAATCTACTTTTTTATTTATAAAATTATTAGCCATTAATTTACAAAGAAGTTAAATGCTTCTACTTCATCCTTTAATTCTTCTTGAAACGTAGTATTTAATTTTTCTACAACCGCATCAAGATCTCTAACTTGCGCTTCTGCTGTAGATAGATCATATTCTTGTGAGGGTCTTGTTAATACTTGTACTATTTTAGCCATTATCGTCTTCCGTCCGGTTGTGTGTCTAATCTAAAAGTTCCTAGTTTCCAACTTTGTGAAGATCCTGTATTAGCAACTTTTAAAGCTATCGCTCTAGCTCTAGCTCTAGTATCTATTTTAGTTGTAGAAGATGTAATTGTAAATGGTCCTAATGGCGAACTAGATTTAGAATCATTTGGATAATTTCTTAATTGTAATGTAACCTGTGTATTTCCACTTTGAGATATAAAATCAGGTATGACCCTTCTTATTTTCATTATAAACTCACCATCTCCTCTAAATGTTGCAACACCTGTTGATTGTCCTGTAGCAGATGCTCTTTGTTGTGTAATATCAAAATCTCCAGAAATTACATTGGATGCAATTGTAGTTATTGTTCCATTTCTATTTTGATCTGTTCCTGTTTCATGTTCATAGTAAGCCGTTCTACCTTCCGTATTACCTACTACATCAAAAGAAGAATCATTATCTGCGTCGTAAGAAGTTGCATGAGGTAATCCAAATACAGCAGAATCTCTCCACATTGTTCTAGCTAAAGAACCTATTGTCCACACAGGTCGTTGTGGTGATGAATCAAAGTAATTATATGTCACCATTCTATTAACAACAGAAGATGTTGACTGTGGGTAAAACCAAGTAACTTCTCCAAATAAATTATTTAACCCTGCCGACACCATTTGATTACCTGAAGCTAGATTAATATTACCATAAACAAAATCTTCTACTAAACAAGGTAGTGATTCTAGTTTACCAGCATATCTAAAGAAACCATTCTCTGACATCCAATACGCAGAACCATCAACTTCAACACAAGCATTCTGTCCAACAAGTCCACAGTTGGTTCCAACTTGTGCGAACGCAAACGTAAATGGTTGACCAACAAAACGTTGTGTAAATAATGCTGTGTCAGTCCAAACATAGATTGCATCTCTACCTCTGATCGCTCCTCTGATCTGTGATCCGTCAGCCAATCTTTGTGTACCAGCTGTATTGGTTGCTGTAGGTGTATATGTATTTATATCTTCTTGATCTGAAAATCTCACAAACATATCGTCTTGAGTTGTCGGATCACCAATAGTTGTTTCTGTTCCAAAAAACACTAAGTGTCTATCCGGTGTTGTCACTAACATGTTTCTTCATGCAGTTGGTGTACCAGATATAATTGTTGCACGTGTTGCTGTAGCATTTGATAAACTAGAATTCCATTCAAAACAAGGACCATCGTGAATCATACAAATAGCTTTGTCACCAAAATTATCTAATGACCACATACCCGGTTCAAGAACTAAGTCTCCTGATGCAGCCTCACCCCATGCAACAAAGTCAGACGTATTCGTAACAGTTGCACTATTACTATGAGCTGCTCTCGTTGTTCCTCTAACTGCTCTTGTAATTCCTGTTAAATCATTTCCTGAAATACCTGTATAAGATATTTCTTCAGTTCCTACTTGAATAAAATTTGTACCAGAACTTGGAAAGTTAGCAGTGCTTGTTAGTGTAATAGAAGTCCCAGATCCCCCTGTTCCAGCAGTATCATCTAGTAATGCACCATTTAACGTTGTTGTATCAGCGGATGAATCTTCTCCACTCCAAGTTCCTAACCCCCAACCAAAACCTTTTGCTTGAACAGCAGGACCTACAGTATAGTATTTTTGTATTCTAATACCACCAGATGTTGTTGCACCTGAACCAGATTCATTAGATGGCATTGTAATTGTTATAGTTGTATTGTTTGGGGTTGTTGCCACCATAAATTTTTTATCGTCAAAATCAGATGCTCCAAAATTAGAACCTGTTATTGTTGAGAAATTATCCATCAACAATATATCTCCAGCAACTAAATTGTGTCCACTAGCAAAAGTTATAGTTACTGTTGGTGATCCATTGGTTGTGCTAAAAGCACTTGTAAGTGTGGTTGTTGTTTGAATAGGATGTATATCGTAAAAAATACCCCCAGAAAATGCATACAAAATTCTGTTAGTTCCTATAATAGAAAACTTAATGGACGTAGAACTAATAAAATGATGTAGTCCTCTAGCTGCTCCTGTTAATTCGTTACTGCCTGATTGTCCTAATTGATTCCAACCACCTATTTTTTCTGGTGTTCCATATCTAAATCTAACATTATCACAATCTACCCATTGCCCTTCTGCTCCGGTTTCTGTGATTTGTTTGTTTATTCCTGGCTGAAATCCTATTTTTTGTAACATAAAAACCTTATTTTTTTCTGGATTTTTATTATATAAGGTATATAC